GTACTTGAAGTACAGAGTTTCACAGGAAGATATTGATAGAGGAACAGCAACAAATGAAACTGGTAGTTCCAATACAAAAGGTATTGTTGGGTATGGAGCAACATCGACTAGTATAGCTGGTTATGGTACTACAGTAAGTAATTGGTATGAGAATTCCAATTTTATTCAAGTTCCTGATTCAGTAATCGGTGTTGAAAAAGTATTTAAGTTTGATACTAGTTCAATTTCTGGTGGAATGTTTAGTATTAAATATCAATTATTTTTAAATGATCTATATTATTTCAATGCTGTTGAGTTAATGCAATATGCAATGACTAAGAGTTATTTGGAAGATATTGATATGCTATTAACTACTGATAAGCAGCTTAGATATAATAAGAGACAAGATAGACTTTATCTTGATATTGACTGGGGTGCTCAATCAAAAGACACTTATTTTGTTATTGATTGCTTTAGAATTTTAGATCCTGATCAATTTACTGGAGTTTATAATGATACTTTCCTTAAGAGGTATTTGACATTATTGATCAAAAGACAATGGGGACAAAACTTAATTAAGTTCCGTGGAGTTAAATTACCAGGTGGAATTGAGTTAAATGGTAGAGAAATTTATGATGATGCTGAAAAAGATATAGAAGCACTGAGAGAGAAGATGACACTTGAATATGAATTACCTCCACTTGATTTCATAGGTTAGTGAGACATGGCATTAAATCCCTTTTTTCTGCAAGGCTCACAAAGTGAACAACGTCTTGTTCAAGATCTAATAAACGAACAATTACAAATATTTGGCGTAGAAGTAACATATATTCCAAGGAAGTATGTTAATAGGCAAACTGTAATTGAAGAAGTAAATGCATCTAAATTTGACGATAATTTTACAATAGAAGCATATGTTAATACTTTTGAAGGGTATGGTGGACAAGGTGATATTTTAACCAAGTTTGGTATGAGTTTAAGAGATGAAATGGTCATCTCAATATCTAAAGAAAGATTTGAAGACTTTATTGCATCATTTTTAAGTGCATTACCTGATAGTGAAATTGAAGTTGATACTAGACCTCGTGAAGGAGATCTTATATATTTCCCATTGGGCAGTAGATTATTTGAAGTTAAATTTGTAGAACATGAACAACCTTTCTACCAGTTAGGTAAGAATTATATTTACGAATTAAAATGTGAACTCTTTGAATATGAGGATGAGGTTATTGATACTGATATTCATGAAATTGATACTCAGGTACAAGAAACTGGATTTATTACTACACTCAATCTAATTGGATCTGGTACTACTGCTACTACAGTACCAACTTTAAGTCAACCAACAGGATATATTAGAGAAATATTCCTCAATAATGATGGATCTGGATATACCCAAGTACCTACTGTTGCCATATCTACGTCACCAACTGGATATAATGCAAGTGCTGTTGCTATTACTACGAGTAGGGCTGGTGTCCAATCCATAGAAAGAATTGTAATGACTCATTCTGGGTCTGGATATACAACAACACCTATTATTACTATTGTTGGTGGTAATGGTGTAGGTGCAGCAGCTACTTGTTTGTTAGAGAAAACCTTAAAAGGTATTCAGAACTTTACCGTTACTGGTAATGGTGTTGGATATGGAGCAACTCCTAGTGTTACTATTACTGGTATTGGTAGTGATGCACTAATTACAGGATCTGCTAAAGCAGTTGGTGAAGCAGTAATTAATGCTGATAATCAAGTTTCTTCTGTTAGGATAATAAATCCAGGTATTGGATATACTCAGGTTCCAACAGTAACGATTGGAAATCCTTCACTTATTACTGGTGTTGGAACATACCACATGAACGAAATAGTAACAGGAGGTACTTCTGGTACTACAGCAAGAGTGAAGGCTTGGGATCTTGATACTAAGATTCTTAAGGTTTCTAATGTAGGTATTGGAACTACTATTTCTGGATTCATTCCTGGTGAGACTTTAAGTTCCAATGAATCTACGTGGTTTAATGCCGCAGTTTCCGTGGCAGGAACAGTTGGTATTACTACTAATAAGATTGTTGGTATTAATACTGCAAATATTGTTGTGGGTCAGACATTATTACCAATGACAGCAGTGTATAACTCATACACTTCATATGAAACTATTGGTACTGCTACGACAGTTACAAGTATTGGACTTAGTTCAGTCTTTATTAGTCAGAATTCACTGAATACTTCAGGTTGGTATCAATCTGCATTTGGATATACTGGTGTAGCTACAAACTTTACTTTTGGATCAGTGGATAATACCATTTACCAAATTAAGGCATATGATGGAACCGATATATATGATAAGTATGACACTAATGACGAAATCGAAGCAGAAGCAGATCTGATAGTAGATTTCACTCAATCTAATCCCTTTGGTACATTCTAATGTTAGGCACATATTATTATCACGAAATTTTAAGAAAGACGGTTATATCTTTTGGTACAGTTTTTAATGACATCCGTGTTAGGCATACTAATCCTGATGGATCACCTTTCAGTGAAACAAGGGTTCCACTGGCATATGGTCCAGTTCAAAAGTTTTTAGCAAGATTAGATCAGCAAGCAGATTTAAATAAAGCAACTCAAATTACATTACCTAGAATGTCTTTTGAGACTACGAATATAACATATGACCCTACAAGAAAAGCAGGTATAACTCAAACATTTAAAGCATCTGATGGAACAAACCTGAAGAAAGTTTACATGCCAGTTCCTTATAATGTTGGATTTGAATTAAATGTCCTGACAAAATTGAATGATGATGCATTACAAATTGTAGAACAGATACTTCCTTATTTTCAACCATCTTTTAATTTAACTGTAGATTTGGTTAAGGCTATTGGTGAGAAGAGAGATATACCTGTAGTATTGGATAATATTTCTTTTCAGGATGATTATGAGGGTGATTTTGAAACTAGACGTGCGTTAATATACACTCTTAATTTTACTGCTAAGACTTATCTGTTTGGTCCTGTTGCCGATACTTCAGAAGGTCTCATTAAGAAAGTACAAGTTGATTACTATAGTACTGTTGATAGGGAGAATGCAAGAAGGTCATTAAGATACACTGCAACACCAAAAGCACTTAAAGATTATAATGATGATAATACTGCAGTCTTAGATGAACCAATTACAAAGTCTAAGACAAAAATATCTGTTAATGATTCCACAAACTTTGCTGTTGGTGATAGAATTATTATAGATACTGAGATTATGAAGATTAAGTCCAAACCTGATAATAGTTCATTGACTGTTACTAGGGGATGGGATAAAACTACTGCTGCATCTCATTTAGAGAATACTAGTATTGATATACTAAGTAATGCAGATGATATATTAGTTGAACCAGATGATGATTTTGGATTTAATGGTACAATAACAGATTACACAGATTCGGGAACATATAGTCCAACAAGACAAACTGATATTTGATGGAAACGATGACTAGTTATGATCCTATTGATGATGCACTAAACACTAGTAGCACAATTGAGGTAAGTACAACTCCAGAAGGAGGATGTACTAAAAGAAAAGATCAGATTAAAAATGTCAGTGATGATATAGAAAAAGATTATGATTATACCCGTGCCAACTTATATTCATTAATAGAGAAGGGCCAAGAGTCTCTTAATGGTATAATGGAACTTGCAGGTGAAAGTGCAAGCCCAAGAGCATATGAAGTCGCAGGACAGATTATTAAGTCTGTTGCTGATACTACTGATAAGTTATTAGATCTTCAAAAGAAAGTTAAAGAAGTTGATGAAGAGAAAGCAAAAGGTCCAAGTCAAGTTACTAATAATGCAGTATTTGTTGGATCTACAACTGAACTTCAAAAGATGTTAAAGAATGGATTTAAAGATGATGGACAATAATAAAATTGAGATAGAGGATGTTAATGGAAATATTGCTTTTGAGGTAATAGACTTAATTAAACCTGATAAGTTAGTTCCAAATGAAGTGAGACAAGATCCACTTTCCAATTGGAGAACGGAGATTGGATTTGATAAATAGTTAAAAAAATACGGTTATGTTAGTTAAAGTTTTAGCGGCTGAAGGTAACTGTGGCACAGATGCTGCAGGTGCTTCCACATTTGGATCTGCAACAGTAGTTCGTCTAGTAAATTCAGGCACTACTAACAGGCTAGTAACTATCATCGATGAAGTTGGTGGATCGACAACAATTGGTTCATTTACTTTAGTAGGTAGTGAAGTTGCTTTTGTAGAGAAAAAATCAACTGAGGCAATCTTTGCAGCAAATGCTTCAGTTAAAGGATCTAAAGTAGCATACGCAAATTAGCTAGATGAATGTTAATGATGTATACCTGGGTAATCCTAACCTAAAAAAGGCCAATACCCAGATTGAATTTACTGAGGAACAAATTATTGAATTCCTCAAGTGTAAGGAAGATCCTGTATATTTTGCAAACAATTATATGAAGATTGTCTCTCTTGATGAGGGACTTGTTCAGTTTAAACCATATGATTTTCAAGAGAAGTTAATTAATAATTTCCACGAAAATAGATTTAATATATGTAAAATGCCTAGACAGACTGGTAAGTCTACTACGTCTGTTGCATATCTTTTACATTATTGTGTTTTTAATGATAGTGTTAATATTGGTATTCTGGCAAACAAAGCAGCAACTGCAAGAGACTTATTAGGAAGATTACAGACTGCATATGAGAATTTGCCTAAATGGATGCAGCAGGGTATAATATCCTGGAATAAAGGTAGTTTAGAACTGGAGAATGGATCAAAGATACTGGCTGCTTCTACGTCTGCAAGTGCTGTCCGAGGCATGTCGTTCAATATCCTTTTCCTCGACGAGTTCGCTTTTGTCCCAAATCATATCGCAGAAGCATTCTTTAGTTCTGTTTACCCTACTATTACTTCTGGTAAAACAACGAAAGTAATAATGGTTTCAACCCCTCACGGGATGAATCATTTTTATAGGTATTGGCATGATAGTGAAAAAGGTAGAAATGAATATGTACCAACCGATGTTCATTGGTCACAGGTTCCAGGGAGAGATGCTGAGTGGAAGAGACAGACTATTGCCAATACGTCTGAACAACAATTCAAGATTGAGTTTGAATGTGAGTTCTTAGGATCTGTTGATACATTAATAGCTCCTAGTAAACTCAGGACATTGGTATATGAAGAACCAAGAAATAAAAATGCTGGTCTTGATATTCATGAAGATCCTATAAAGGATCATAATTATTTAATAACAGTTGATGTAGCAAGAGGATTGGGTAATGACTATTCTGCATTTGTGGTTTTTGATATTACAGAATTTCCGTATAAGGTTGTAGCAAAATATAAAAATAATGAAATTAAACCTATGATATTTCCTAATATCATATTTGATGTTGCAAGAGGATATAATGAAGCACATTTATTAATAGAAGTTAATGATATTGGAGATCAAGTGGCAAGCATACTTCAATTTGATCTTGAATATGAAAATATTCTTATGTGCTCAATGAGAGGACGTAATGGACAAATTGTTGGATCTGGATTTAGTGGTAAGAAATCTCAACTTGGGGTTAGGACTACAGCAGCAGTTAAAAAATTAGGTTGTAGCAATTTAAAGACTTTAATAGAAGATGATAAAATTATATTTAAAGATTATGAAATCATATCTGAATTGACAACATTTATTCAAAAGCACAATTCATTTGAAGCAGAGGAAGGTTGTAATGATGACCTTGCTATGTGTTTAGTTTTATTTGCTTGGGTATGTGCTCAAGATTACTTTAAAGAGATGACGGACAATGATGTTCGTAAAAGAATATATGAAGAACGAAGAAATGAGATAGAGCAAGATATGGCACCATTTGGGTTTGTTTTAGATGGTGTAAATGATGGAGAAAGTTTTGTGGATGATGATGGAGATAGGTGGCATACTGATGAATATGGGGATAGATCTTATATGTGGGACTACATGTAGACTACATGAAAAAGAGTATTTTAATAAATATTTTTAGAATAATCTGAGATTCGGAGAATAAAAGATGCCACTAAATTTAGCATCTCCTGGTATTGTCGTAAGAGAAGTTGATCTAACTATTGGTCGGGTTGATACGTCCTCTGATAAAAGGGGTGCAATTGTTGCTCCTTTTGCTAAGGGGCCTGTCAATGAACCAACCATTGTAGAGAGCGAGCAAGATCTTCTTGACAATTTCGGAGAACCATATTCCACAGATAAGCATTTTGAGCACTGGATGGTGGCTGCTTCGTATCTTGCTTATGGTGGATCACTAAGTGTTGTAAGAGCAGATGATGCTAGTTTTGCCAACGGTAAAGTTGGATCAGCATCAAGTATTAAGATTAAAAGTTTAGATCACTATAATGATCTGGGATATGATGGAACAACAATAGCAGATAAAACTATTGTTGCAAGAAATCCAG